GAATTACTAAACAGAAATCAGAAGATATTATGGACCAAATGTTAATACAGGCTTCTCAACAGGGCGATAGGTCTGCAATGATGGCTATAGTAGAAATTTATAATAATCCAAAAAATAAAGGTGAAATACTAGAAAAGTATTTTACAGCACAAGGTGAACAACCATCTATGCAGGAACAAGCTCTAATGCAACAAGCTGCAGCACAACAACAAGCTGGTCCACCTAATTTACAAGCACTACTTGGAGGTGGATAATGCCAGAAGATTTTACAGAATTTGCAAAAATTATAGCTAGAAATTTTCCTGAAGAAATAATACACGAAGAAGTAGAAAGTGAGTATATACACATACAAGATATGGATTTTACAGAGATGAGAAATTCAGGCAAACCTGAAACATTTACAGTTGCTTGGATACCTGGTCTTGGAAAAATAGATATAGTGTTTACACCAGATTATTAATATGAGTAGATTAAGAAAAAACAAAGCAGAATATAAAGCAGAAGACTTTAAAGGACAGGCACAAGAGTTGGAAACATTACAGGATGCTGCTCCTTTAGAAGTAGCAGAATCACCTGTAGTTGAAGCACAACAAGCACCTGTACAAAATTTAGGTCAATTTGTTCAAGATGCAACTAGACCTGAAGAAGACCCAATGATGAGTCCACTAGCAGGCATAGAAGACAGTACTAGCAGATTTGCTGCTGCTCCTGATGCAGATATGATTTTGCAAGCTATGTATAAAATTTTACCTAGCAAGGAGATTGCAGCCTTACTAAAGAATTTATAAAATGGCTGAAATAAGATGGTGGTGGCAATCACCTGTACAAGATGAGATAGAAGAAACTCAACAAAATAATCGTATTGAACAAGCTAAGGTTATTGAAGGTATGGTTAACTCTGTACCTCAAACAGCACAAAATTTAAAATCATTAGTTGATGAACATTTTTATTTACCTAAAGATGTATTAGTTGGTGCATCTTTAATGAACTTAACTGCTGATTCGCCAGAGATAGCAACAATAGTTGAACGTTGGTTAGATGTAGAAAAGACTTGGTGGGATAGAGTTAAAGCAGTTGGTAGAGGAACAATTAGAACAGCATTTACTGCATTTGATTCTTTACAAGATGAGATAGTTAAAAAACCAGTATTAGCATATCAAAAGTATTTAAACCAAAAAAAATACAGAGATAGTACTGGTATTTTAGGTGCTTCATTACAACTGCTAATTAGTGATGATGCTAGAAAAGAACTAGGTGCTGTAAGAGATAAGCTAGGTCCTTCTACAGGTAGAATAGCTTTACAAAATTTAGCAGCAGGAAAAAAAGTAAACTTAGGTGAAGGTTACTTTCCAAATTCTACTTTAGCTGAAGATACAGATGTATATAAAGAATTAGTAGGTAGAGGAATAGATGACCAATCTGCAAAGAATATTGTGCAAACATATTATGGTCAAGACATTACAAATAGAGAAAGAGAACGTGATGAAAGTCTTACTATACAAACTAGATTTGGTACTACTAAATTAACACCTGCTGCACCATTAACTGCATCTATATTAGAACCTGGCACTAAAGGTTACAACATAATGTCTGGTCTTATTGATGGTGCATTTACTTTAGTTGCAGACCCATCAATACTTATAGGAAGTTATTTAAATAAAGCAGGTAAAGCAGTTAGGTCATTATCACAAGCTGATGTATTAAAGAGTGCAGGAGTAATTGATAAAGCAGTTAGAAAAACTATACACGTTCCATCTGCTACAGAATATTTAACTAGCACAAAAGGTGGTACTAGAATTGTTGACCAATTAGTTTTAGCAGAAGATTTTGATACTGTTGGTAGATTGTTAAAAAACCAAGGTGATGCTGCATTGCATAAAGGATTAAAGAATGCAAAGTCAAGAGAAGAAGTTACCAATTTATTAATACCAGCTATAGAAGAACAAGTAAAGTTTAAGAGATTAGACCCTAATTCATTATTAATGCGTGGTTCTGTATCAAGTACATTAGGTGGATATGTAGCTGGTGATTTTGGTAAAGCAACAGGTTTAGTAGGTGCAATTAAAAAAACACAAGCAGATTCTGCATTAGGTAGATTATTTTCTGAGTTTCCTGTACCAAAGTTAAATGTTAAAGATATGAACCAATCATTCTTTGATTTAAAACAATGGATGAAGTGGGCAAAAGTAGATGATAGTATAGCTAACCCTGCTTTAGATAAATTAGCAGACTTAGCAGAAAATCAAATGTTAAATCCTGATGAAGCACAATCATTACAAAATATGGGTGACATTCTTGATATATGGAATGATGTACTTAATCACATTGGAGAAAAGTTTGAAGCAATAGATTTACCTCCACAACTTATGAAAGGTATTAAACGATGGATGGCATCTGTAGATGAAACACATAGATACTTTGTAAACGAATTAGGTGAACTTGAATGGTTTCCTGGTTCTAAATTTGAAGAGATACCTAAGTTAATTAAACAAGACTTTTCTGAATTTTTAACTGATGATGATACTGTAACTGTTATTGAAAAAGTACTTAGTAAATTTAAAGGTAGTTCTGAAGTAATAACAAAAGATGTAGAAGATATAGTTGCACAAGTAAAAGAAATATCTAATGACCAAACTGCTGTAGAAACTAGATTGTTAATTGATGAATTGTGGTCAGGTTTTTATAACGGTGCAGAACGTGAAGCATTAAATATTGCAGAAGAGATAGGTATAAATACTAAAGGTAGAGTATCTAAAGGTATGACAGTGCCTGATGCAGATATACCTAATAAGCAAAATTTACAAGATATAAGTTTAAAATATGCTGCAACTACACCAATAGAAAAAATTGCTGATGGTTCTGTATCTGCAATACCTGATACAGTAGATGGATTAAAAACATTTAAAAATGTGAAAAAAGGTGAAAAGTTTTTATACGATAATGCAGTTGTTGAAATATCAAAAATAAGAAGTATACCTATGGATATATTTACAAATCCTAATAAAGGTGTTTTGTTAGAAGATACATTAACTAAAACTGGATTAACTAGAGAACAATTGTTTGATGCAGTTAAAACTGAAAAAGGTACAACTTTTAGATTAATAGAAGTTGATGTAGCTCAAGGTTCAAGATTTGATAATTTGTCTAGAAGAATGAAAGAGTTAGGTCTAGATGATTTTAAAGATGCAGACGAATATAAAGCACAAGTTGAATACGGAAAAATTAGAGAAGAAGCATTACAAGGTAGTAAAGATGAAATAAATTCTCTACCTAGAAAAGAACGTACTGCTGTACAAAATAAAATACAACAGATAGAAGATGCTAAAAAAGTAATTAACTCTATTGATAATGCTATAGAAAATATAAATGCTGATATTGCACGTATTGAAGCTGAGTATGCAGTAAATCCTACAAATATGCAATGGTATAGAAAAACTTATATGCAGGTTAGCGAAGTTGAAGCAAATCCAGAAGAAATAATTATTGGATTAAATAAATTAAAAGAAGATGCTCTTAATCAAATTACAAAAGAAATACAAACAAATATTAGATATAGAACAAGAGATTTTAGAAAAGGTATTGAGCCGAAAAATACAGTACAAGATGAATTAGGTGACGTTACAAAAGTAGCAGCAGGTCCACCTATTAAAACAGTTAGAGAAAATTTAGTTAACGATAGAAAACTTATAGCACAAAGAATAGCTAAATTAGATAAAGAGATTGGTGAAACATTACCTTCTTATAAGAAAGCTAATGAAATATTAGAAAGCAAAGAAGTTTATGACCCTGATTATTGGAGTAAAGATTGGGGTGCAATAAATCCTAAAGATGAATTAGGTAATGTTGTTAAATCTAATATAGAACAAACTGACGGTACTTTAATATTTACTACAGGTGCAGCAAGTAAAAATTTAAATTCTATTAAGAATTACTTAGACACAGGTACTTTACAAGATGTACCAGTTAAATTAAAGACAGGTGTATATCAAGGTAATAAACCATACGCTGTAATTAATTTATCTAAAACTACTTCTAAAGAACAAATAAAAGAGATACAACAATTTTTATACAGAAATAAAGTAAGAAAATTAAATATTGTTGGTAGTTCAGAAATAGATAATGTTCAACAAGCATTAATGAAAAATGTGATGGAAGATTTAATGTACTTCCAAACAAAAAATCAAAGAGTAACTTTAGGTAAATTAAATACAGTATTAGAAGAAAATTTATCACAACTTAGAAAGATTTCTACTTTAGAAGATGATACAGCAGATGTACTTAACTCTGTATATGAAGAATTTCTTTTAACTAAATCTGGTAAAAGAACTGAAAGAGCATACAATCCTAGAGCTACAGCTCATTTGCTTTCTGAGTATTGGGATGAAGGTTATATACCTATGCCTGATGCAAGGTTGTTTTTAAGAGTATTTAGACCTATGAGAGATTTACATTTAAGACTTACTGGTAGAGCTAAGAACATTACAGATGAAGCATATGACAAGTTATTAGCTAAACCTATAACTGATTTAGCAAAACTAGAAGTTAAAGGTGCTGATAGAAATATGTACGAAAGCATAAGAAGATTAGTAGGTAAGACTAGAACTAATATTAAATTAAATACTGATGGTACAGATGTAGCAAAGATTACTGAAGGTATGCTTACAGCTATTGGTGATGGCTATATGCAGTTACTATGGAAACCTTCTATTCTATTACGTCCAGCTTGGGTTACAAGGGTCGTAGGAGAAGAGCAAATAAGAATGTGGGCAGATGGACTAGACAATGTATTTGCACATCCTTTATCTGCTTTTGCTTGGATATTTGGTAGAACACCACAAAGAAATAGACAATTCTTTTTGAGTAGTAGAGAAAAAGGTAGACATTGGTTAACAGAAAATTGGGGTAGAGGTAATACAGATATATTAGACGACACAATGGAAAATAGTTTCTTTCATCAAGAAGCTATGTCTAATACACATAATGGTGTTATGTTTGGTATTGACCCAAGAAGAAGTCGTGGCTTTGTAACTAAGAAAGTTGGCGACCCTGGATTTTATGGGGGTTGGGCATCTGAATTATTACAATTAGCTGATGACCCTATTGCACCTCTTATAGCAAAAATAAATGTAGACCCTGTAAAAGACCCAGTTAAATTTAGAGAGTCAGTTGCACAAATTAAACAATCATTCTGGGATGGTGAATTAAGTAAATGGCGTAAAGCATATGTAGGTAACTCAGATGATACAAGTAGATTTTTAAAAAACTTAATAAATAAAAACAGAGCATACTCTGATTCTTATGTTGATTCGATAGTTGCAAGAATACACGTGAAAACAGGCGGTAAGTATGAAGCATACGAAATACTACCTAATGGTGTAGAAAAACTAATAGATGCAACTAATCCTGCTGTAACTGAAATTAAAAACCCAATAAAATATGTAATTAAAGAAAGTGGTGACAGAGAACTTATAGAACATATATCAACAGGTGCATTTGAAAAACCTGGTGAAAGAGTTGTAAATATATTTAGTAAGAAAGCTAATGACTATGTGACTAGAAACTTTACACGCAATATGACACGTAGTGAATTTAACTCATATAGTACTTGGCTTAAAAACTTTAAAACAGATGTTATTGATAGTAAAAACTTTAAGGTCAAAGCATCTAGATACGATATGGATGGAGATAGATTAAGTCAATACAATCAAGTATTAGAAACTTTATTCTCTACTTTAATGGGTGCATCTACTAATGAATTGTCTAGGTCAACAGCTTTTAGACAGTATTACTGGAGATTTATTGAAAGTGCCTATGCAAATATGGATGATGCAGCTAGAGCATATATATTACCAAGAGCTAAACAAGCTATGGGTAAATATAGAAAAGGTTCTAGAGCAGATAAATATATTAAGAACTTAGAAGGTATGGGTTTTGCAGATGTATCTAAACAAGTAGGAATTAACGATATAGAACAAATAGATACATTAGCTAAAGCCTATGCATTAGAAGAAACTAAATCTTTACTATATGATTTAAATAAACGTCACGCTATATCTGATATGTTACGTTTAGCATTTCCATTCGCAGAAGTTTATCTAGAAATAGCTGGTACTTGGACTAGATTACTTAAAGGTCAAAAGACTTTATTCGGTAGAAAAATACAAAGAGGTATAGAAGGTGCAAGAGAACCTAGCATATTTGGAGAACAAGATGATGAAGGTTTCTTTACTACTGACCCACAGACAGGGGAAGAAATGTACAATGCACCTGGATTTGGTTTAAATAATAAATTAGATAGACAATTAAAAAATCTCAATCCTGAAGATTCAATAATAAATCCTGTAACAGGTGCAAAAGATATTACAGCACCTAATGTTAATGCACGTATAGAAGGTTACGCTAGTGGTTTAAATATGGTTGCAGGTTCTGTAGTTCCTGGTTTAGGACCGCTAGTATCTCTACCTGCATCAGCAGTATTACCTTCTACTAAAGGAATTGACCAAGCGTTGTTCCCATATGGTAGACCACAGTATTCACCAGCAGACCCAACATATTATGTTGATGCTGCATTACCTACTTGGATAAATAGATTACGTGCATTAGGTGGTAGTTCTAGTCCTGAGCTACAAAGAGCTTATGCAAATAGAGTTAAAGATATACAGAGAGCTATGTTCATATCTGGTATTTATGATGATAGTACTCCTGAAGCAGAACAAAAAAGTTTAGAACAAGCTAGAAAGTTAGCTAACTCAATGCTTAAATACCAAGCATTTATTGCATTCGTTGCACCATCTCCTGCTGTAGTTAATTATGAATATGAAGTAGGTCCAGAAGGTGTAGCATTCTTAGACCCTTGGAAAGCAAAGAATACAGACCCAGGTCATAAATACTTTGCAGATACTTTATTTTCAGATGCTTACTATCAAATGTTGGCTGGTAGAGGTGGAGATAGAGTTACTGCTACTGCAGACTTTATAAGAACATTTGGCTTTGACCCTTCAGCATTGCTTGTATCTAAATCTAAAAAAATACAAGCTACAAGTTATACAATAGAAGGCGGATATTTTTACAAACAAAATAAAGAAATAATGGATAGATACCCAGATATATCATATTACTTATTCCCTGATAGTCCTTTAGGTGAATTTGATTATCAAGCCTGGGCTGATTCATTTACAGAAGGTAAAAGAGTAGACCTAACTGATACACAATTTAAACAAGCTGTTAGACAAGCACAAGGTTCTTTAGCTTATGAGAATGCTAGAAGATTGTTATTAGATACAAATGTTTATGCCTCTATACCAATTGACAAAAAATTTGAACAATTATATTTAACTAAATTAGATTTACAAAACAAGTTTGTAGGATATGGAACTACATCTACTGTACAAAGACCTATGCAAACAGAAGCTAAGATACAACAATTTGTTTCAATGATAAATAATGAAGCAGGTAAAACAGTTACATTGCCTGATGGTTCATCTGTAAAGATAGAAGATTTACCATCAGTACAAGGTGCTATGCAATACTTAGCAGCAAGACAAAGCATACTTAACGGTATAAAATCAGAGTTTGGTGCTAATGCATCTTTAAATAGGTCTGAAGCTAAACAAGCAAGACAGTATTTAAGTACAATATCTAAACAACTTATGATGCAGTACCCTGACTTCTACTATATATGGTATGATTTATTTAGACTTGAAATAGAAGAAGAGAACCTCGGAGGAGTTTATAGTGGCTGAAGATAATGAATTAACGCCTGAACAACAAGATGTTTTAGAAGATATTTTAAATAACAGAAAAAACATACCATATCAAAGTTATAGAAGAACAATACTTGATATTATGCGTGACATTAAATTCAATAGAAAAAATATAGATGAAGATAAATTAGCAGACTTTTGGAAAGTATTTGGTTGGGTTCCTAATATTCTTTGGAAAGAAATTGTTGCTGATGGTATAGCTGCAATAGGTAGAGGCGTATCAGGAGTAGGTATGGCACCTGAAGGTGTTGATGTACCAAAGCCTACAGAAGATGTAGGTATGAGTTATCAGCAATATATTAATATGATTTCTTATAGTTTAGGTAGAGCTTGGGTTGATTTAGAACCAGAGATACAAGAAGGTTTTAATTACTTATATGAAATTACACCTCCTAAAGATTTAAGAACTATTGCAAATGCAGCAGGTGACCATCACGATGCAATGATAGACGCTGTATTACAAGGTAAAGACCCAGGAGATATAGTTATATCAGTAGAAGATGCTTCAATAGAACTTGTTAATAATTACTCAGAAGAATCAGACTTAGCAAGAAAAGCATATTTACAAAAAGATTTAAGAGATGATTTGTATAGAGAACAAGCATTCCAATACTATGACAGAGAAAATGCTGAAGGGTTATTAGCTGCATTAGAAAGCGGTAAAATAAGTAAAGAAACTTATTTAAGAGAAATAGACAGAATACTTAAAATCAACAACATTGACCCTGAAGTATTTATAAAAACATTGGAAGGTCAAATAATTGATGAAGGTAGTACTGCAGGTATTACAGCAGGATTATCTCAAATAAATGAAAACATTACAGATAACTATTTAAGAAGCCAAGCATTAGGTTTAACTGGAACAGATTACTACGGAATATCTACACCATTAATACAAGAAGTTTATGGTGATGGAGAAGAACCATTATATGAATATGGATTAGGTAGGCAATTGTTTGCTAATGCAAGTCCTGATGAAATAATGGAAATACAGTTGTTATTAGTTGAAGCAGGATTTTTACAACCATTTAGTTTTGTTTATGGAGTACTAGATGATAATGATGGTGGAACAATACAGGCTATTGAATCTGCAATGTCTAGATTCAATTTAAATGGTGAAACTATAACGCAAGAAGATTTATATTCTATCTTGTTGACACCAGGTGCAACTGCACAAAACTTAACAGTATTTATTAAAGAGTTCTTTAAAGATACTTTAGAAGATTATAGTTATGGTAATGATAAGTTTGAAGCCTCAGAAGCCTCAGGTTTAAATTACCAATCTTTATTTAAATATATTAATCCAAGTCCTTATTCAGTTAAAAGTACTATTGGTGCTGCAATTGAAGAAGGACTAGGAAGACCTGCAAGTGATTACGAACTAGCAGCTTATGCAGATTATGTAAGTAAGTTATCTTACGATATACAGAAATCTAACTTTGATATTAATCAAAGCAACACAGAAGCATTGATTGCTGCTGAAAGAGATAGAGCTATGTTAGCTAGAACTGGTTCTGATTATCAACAAGAAGTAGAATTGCAGGGAATAGTTCCACAGGAACAAATGGGTGCAGCTATAGGTCAAGAGTTTGACCAGTTTGTGAGAGATAAATATGGTCCAATGTTGGAAGGTCAGAGAGCTACAGGTCTTTATAATAATACTTTTGCTAATCTTCTTACCAACCTCGGTAACATTGGCAGATACATTAAAGGTAGATAGAATGCACTCTTCTTATCACAAAGAGTATTCTGCTAAAGATTTATATTATGTATTAATTGGTGCTGTTCATTATTTAGAAAGCACTGGTATGAATTTACAAAGCAATGAAGTAAATAAAAATCCTAGAGAGTTAGAAGATATGTACTCTTTAATTGCTATTGCATTAGCTGAACATAGAGCAGGTGATAATGAAACTACTGGATATGCTAGGAATGTTAAAGGTGCTAGGAATAGTAATGGTACTTATGACCACGGATTGTGGCAAATAAATATGAACGATAGTATATATACTTATTTAACATCACAACAAGGTAAAGATGGAACTAATGCAAATATACCTATGTTTATAGGATTGAGTAAAGAACAAATGATAAACCAGATGTATGACCCATTTGCTAATGCTATAGCTGCTATAGCTATAGCTCAGTTAACAGCAGGTCCTGAAGAAACACAGGGTATAAATAACTGGAGTACAGTGGGAATGATTGATACATCTAAAGCATTTTATCAAGAAGCTAAAAAAGATTTAGAAAATCATTTAGCAGCATTAGACTTTGAAAAAGATATGATGGATAGAAAGATACAAGAATCATACAATATAGATTTATCAGGTATAGGACCTACAGTTAATCCTGATACAGTTGATGTAACAGAGTTTGATGAAAAAGCAAAAGTTATTTGGGGTAGAAGTGACTATTCTAATTTAAACTTAGTAGATAGATTTATGGTTAAGAATGTAGTAGAACCTGCAGTTGAAACTTATCAAAGAGTTAAACCAATATTTAAAGAAGCATTTAGTAATTTTAGAGATAGTTTTACTGAAAACCCAATTGACAAACAACAAGAATTTAATAGGCAAGTCTATGGAAAATAATAAAAAAGAAATTATGGATATGAAAATTACCTTAGCTAAATTAAAGAAGCAACTTGTAAAGGCACGTAATGGCAGAAGATAGAGATGATGTAATTGCACGTCAAATAAAAAAATTAGAAGAAGATTTAAAAGCAGTAGAAAATGTTTTAAGAACAGCAGGATTATCTCAAGAAGAAATCAAAGCAGCTAGTGATAAGATAAATCAACTTAGTGATGAGATAAAAGAATTGTATGATTTGCAAACATCTTTAGCTGATGGATTAGACGACTACTATGAAAACCCAGAAACCTATTCAGGAGAAAGACCTACACCTGAATTAGGAGTAATACAAACTACTGAATTAGAAAAGAACACAGCTAAGTTTGAACAGATGTTACTTAATAAATATAAAGAGTATATAGCTGATAAGCCAGAAGATACTGAACCTTTTAGGTCTATGCCTGCTGGAAATCAACCTTTAGAAATATCTATAATAGACGATACGTTTTTGTATGTAGATTTAGTAACCATTAAACCTGAAATGCAAGGTAAGCAAGGTGGAAGTATGATTATGGGTGAAATTATAAGGTATGCGGATGAAAATAATTTACACGTTATATCTATACCAGTTAATAATGTTGTTCAACGTTCTATGAGAAAATACGGTGGTAGACAACTTTTATCAGGTTACCATTACTTTGGTTGGAAACTAGAAGAAGCACAAGCTGCTGAAGATAAAGTATTTCAAACACAAATAGATAGGTTTAGAGATGAATTTACACAATACACTTCTGAAATAAATGCATTAAACAATGAAGAATACAAAGCATTAATTGCAACTGCTGAATCATCAGGTGATAGTAAACTTGTTGATTTATTTAAAGAAATAAGAGAAGGATTAACATTTGAAGATTTTAGAATGGGTATGGCTGAAAATAAATACCATTCATATGAAATAAATCCACAGAGTACTCCTACACCAGGATTACCAAGAGGTGGTCCTCCTGACCAAGATTTAATCAGTTTCTTTAAAGAAATGAAAGAACAAGCTAAGTCAATACAACTTGATAGTTATACAAATTTTGATGACCTTTCTGGTAGACCTTCACAAGCAGGAACTTTCTTTCACTGGGTTACAGAAACTAAAGTTGGCACTATGTATTTATGGCATTTGTTACAAAGAATGGATGATAAAAATGTTACTACTACTGCTGAAAAACTAAAACAAGTAATTGAAAAAGATTTACAAAGTTTTATGGATGCTAATAGTCCTGGTCAAGGTGGACAAAATATGATTAGCAATCCACAAGCACAAGCGTATCTCAATGCAGGTAAACAAGATACACCTTTTATAATTAAAGATATAGATTTTAAAGAAGTTACTGATAGAGAAGCTAACTGGTTAGCAAGTAAAATAGGCACACCTGAATTAAGAAATAGTTTACCTTTTGAAATGTTATATGCAGATAGTACTTTAGATGCGTTAAAAGATGCTGGTGTAATAAATTACAGATTTCCTACACAATTAGATTTTAATGCAGATGGTAATCTAGTTATATACAGAGCTATGACCCCTATAGATGCAGCATTAGGTATTAGAGCTTATCAACCATATAGGCAATCTGGTTTTAGTGGTAGAGTTGCAGGTTATGGTAGTTTATCTTACGCATCATCTAATGCTAATTATCCATATGAATATGTAGGTTCTGTTGGTATGAACAGACAAGTGTTTGCATTAGAGATTACAAATCTTGGTAGCTATGATACACCTATAACTCCAGATAATATTTTAAATATGCAATCACCAGTAATAATATATCCTGAAATAATGGACGCATTATCTATACCTTATACTGATAAATTAGCAATGAAAAGTGTAGATTATTTAATACATTCAAAGAATTTATTAATTGACAAAGGATATATACCTGAAGATTTTGATATGTATAAATTTAAAAAAGATTTACCAAATCTAGGAAATTTTAAAATTGTACTAAATCCTCATACAGGTCCAGGTCGTACTAGACAAATTACATATTTAGATAATACAGGAGCAGTACAAACATACGGAGTAAGTGATAGTGGTCAATGGAAAGACTCTAGAAGAAAAATTTTTGATGAAGTATTAATTGTTGATGACAGTGTTGGTGTAAGAATACAAGGTATTGTAGACACAAATAGACCAGATGATGAAATAGGTCCTAAAGATATAAAACCATTTGATGCTAATAAAGCAGTACAAAATGAAATAGACAACATTATTAAGGCTGTAGGTTCTGAAGCATACCCAAATTTTTTAGTTATGGATTTAGTAATAGGTAGAGTAGAAGATTTAAAAAGAGAAATTACTAATGAAATATCTAATAGAAAAAATAGTATCCTAGAACAAGCATTAGGATTGTTTACTGCAGGTAGTCCATTTGAACCTGAGCTAGATATTGAGCAACTTAATAAACATATAAATGAAGAATTAAATGTACTACTACAAAACCTAAGAGCGTTTAGAGATAAGAACCCTAAAGCATCATTTGAAGAATTAACAAAAGAAATTAATTTTAATTTAAAAAACCAAACAGAGTTTCTTACACCTGGTGTATACAATCCAAAGCGTAGTGAATATCAGAATATATTACCTAGTTCAGCAACTGGTGGAGCTCCAGTTATTGATAGAAATATTTACATAAAAGAATCTATAACATTACCTAATGGAAATATAGGCTATAAACTTTGGAAGTTAACAGAGATGGAAATGCAATCTATGATATTAATAGATGAATTTGGAAATACTAAAAATGCATTGCCATCATCAAGATATGAAGTTGCTTACATACCTGAAGATAAATTAGATTATTACAATTCTCTTTATGATGAGTTTAATAATATAACAACTGGTAATGTACTAAATCCTATACTTGGAGCATCAAGTCAAGGTGTTAGTAGAGAAGATATACTTCTTAATCCAACTTTAAAGCATTTGTTAAATGAAACTGGAAATGTAATAGAGTTAGGTTTAGTACATAGCTCTCCTTATGTACCAGTTAGTATTAATGAGTTTACATCAGGTGCATTATCACCACGTGTACCAGTTGTTGACCCTACAACAGGTGATGTAAGGTTTACTAATGTCGGTGGTGATGGAAGAAATAAAGAACTGTTAGTTGGTATGAGTGCATCATTTGAAAATAATATTATTAAATATGAAGCAGATAAAATAACAGGTAAATCTACAAGAGGCGTACCTAATTATTTTCTTACAAGATTAAATTCAAATAATGTATTGACACAAGCTAATTTAATGAATGGTAATTGGTTAAACAAGTTTAGTATTGTTGATGCTGCTGCATCATTGAATGTATCACCAGTAGAAGTATACAAAGCATTAGAACAAACTAATTTAATTAGTTTATCTGATACTGGTGGTTATTATGGCACTGTATGGTCACGAAGAGATTCAAGACAATTCTTAGAAAGTATGGAAGAAGTATACAATAGGATTATTGGAGCACCACCTTTAAATAGTGATGGTGTAGGTTTAACTAGATTTTTAAGAAGTGCTGGTATTGATGCCATAATAGACAATCCAAATTTGAACTACAATAACTTTCAAGAGTTGATGATATTAGACCCTAATGACCAATCACAAGTAGGTAGAGCTTTAGATATTATAGATATAACAGAAGATGACTTTAAAGAATTAAATGGAAGTTACAAAGTTGTAGAGCCTGATACTGAGCCACTAAGAAACTATGAAGATATAAATACTAATCTTAGACAAACTGCTTTAGATGAAGCATATGATGTAAGAATAAATTTTGAGCAAGGATTTAGAAATGCTGAATTAGAAGCTATGGGATTATTAAGTGATGAAGCAATAGAAGAGATAAGACACTCTAGTATAGTTCCTTCACAAGCAGTAGAGATTGTGAAAGCTGGTCAACAAACACCAATACCTACACAATTTATAGAGGATGTTACAGAGGCTTCAAGAATTGTTACAGCACTAGCTGAAGATGAATACTATCAAACATTAGGAAAAATAGATGCATTAAGAAAATCTGGTGTTGAAGGTACTGAACAAGTATTAGAAATGATTACATATCATAATCAAGCTAGTAGTAAATGGAGAGCTATACAGGCATCTAAGAATAGACTAGCTTACTCTGTTGGTAAACGTGGTACAAGAGGAACAGGATTTTTGTTATTAGATATATACGAACTATCTTTGTGGGGTGGTGCTTTAGCTTATGGAACTTCAGACAAATGGTCAGTATGGTTTGAAAATATAGTTAAAGATATATCTAATAATGTATTAAATACAAACTACACATTAGATGAACCTGGTCAAATAGATTATGAAAAGCTAGACAATGCAATTAAGTTTGCTGAAAAGATTGACCCATTTAATATATTAGTAGGTCCAATGATAGATGATGTTAATGCAGTTAAATCATTGTATCCTAGCACTGCAGATGAATACGTTACTCGTGCAATAGCAGATAAAGAAAGAGTTACAATGCCTGGGTATGAATATGCACCAGGATATAGAACTAGCGATAGAGTAATTGCTGAGTACTCACCAGCATTTTCACAAATAAATGCATCTGAAATAAGACAAGGAAAACCTATCAATAGATTTGGTGCATTCTTTCAAAACCAAACAGCAAAATATAAAGACAATAAAGACAATGATAAGAGTAAATACTATAATACTTACAGCAGTAATTATTTAAATTTATATGAAGATGAACCAATGGATGTGGATTATTAATGAGTAGTTATTATATAGAAGATGGTGTAATTAAAGGACCTTTAGATAAAAGCGTTATACCACAAGGTGTTACTCAGATATACGATACTGTAGAAGAAGCATCACAAGCATTAAATCCTCCAGCATCTAGAAATACTGGCTGGTTATATTCAGACAGAATGGTTGCTGATTATGTTTATTACAATCGTGATAACGGAAAAGTTTATTTTTTATATGATATAAGTTCTCTTACAGGAGAAGAAACTTTTATATCTTATGAAGCTACAGGATTAAAACCTGGTGACTACTCAACATATTGGGATGCAGATAGTTTAGGTAACGAAAGAGTTGGACCTGCACTACAAACAGTATTACCTGCAGGAGAGATAATAACTTCTGAAGGTGTAGTAGGTCCTAAACTTACAATGCAAAACTTTACTGTAGCAAGAACTGCACAGGGAGTAAACTTAGGTAATTACATAGGTGAAACTATGGAAAGCCTTGAAGAAATGTATCCATTTATATTTGATGAAGTTGAGGGTAGACTACCTGCATTAGGTTTAATATTTAACTCTATTACAAGTGGTAAAGAAATTACTGCTGACCAGCTAACTGCTGCAGGTGTAGGTAAAGGATTTACAAAACTTAAACTAGATTACCTAAATGCAACCATAGCATCTATAGAAGGTGAAAGTCATTTCTATAATAAAATAGATGAGAATGGTAATAAAGTTAAAACACTTAACCAAGCCTATGTTGCATTAGAAAATACAGTTAGCTCAGCTATAGATAGAGCATTAGGAAACATAGGTATTAATGCTGATGTTTTTAAACAAGATAACGTTGAATTGTATCAACAGATATTAAGTGCATTAGTTATGGGTGATATTGAGTATGATAAAGAAACAAGAGATACTACAGATTTTGAAAAGTACTTAGGTTATAGACTAGGTATTGATGGATACAATATAGATAAAGAAAGCATACTTCACGATACTTACAAAAAGATAGATACCATTGTAGATAATCCTGGTCAGTTTAATGCTTTCATAGATTTTGATTCGTTTAAACTATCTAATACTGCTATATCAGAACTTAAAAGAATAATAGGTCCTGGTAAATATAATGCATTAGATGAAGAAGAGAAGCAAAGACTTATAGGTTTATATTCTAGAGATACTGATGCTGCAATGCAAGAGTATCAAAAGATATTTGATGGTGACCCATTGTTTGAAAGATATGCTAACAAAGGTTTAAACTACGCATTAATTGTAGGTAATTATAGAAATAATTACTCAACTATATTAGGTGATGCTGCAGATGAAACAAGTAATATCTTTATGGATTCGTTAAATATGTCTTATGAAGATGCAAAGAAATCATATATGGAGTACGGTTATAAAACTGGTAACAAAAAATATATGAAAGACTTAGCAAACTCTATATCACAATCACTTGGAGGAGTAGTAATTAGATAATGGCAAAGTATACATTATATAGAAGAGATGATTTATCAGGTAATGTTGTAGCTGATGATAGTAAATATATTGTTGGTGATGATGGTATTAAAAGAAATGAGTTAGAACATTATACAAAGATGGCTGGTTATACAGTTAATAAAGATGAAGCAGAAGGTTTAGCAGAAGCATATGCTAATACTTCTAGTTCATCTACACAAAGTACTACTACTGATGGCAAGACTACAACTAGGTCACAGGTTTATACATTACTTCCTTGGCTACAAAAGTATGCTGGTGCTGATGCTAATACATTAGTTGATGCATATGTAAAAGGATATAACGATAGTGGTGGTAAATCAGAATTTGCTTTAGCTGAAATGAGATTTGGTAAAGATAGTGCAGAAGCATACAAAAGAGTATTTGCTAATATTGTAGACCCTGATACAGGTGCATTAAAGATGACAGAATCAGAATACATATCAGGATTAGAAAAAGTTTTAACTACCCTTACAGAATATAACTTAAACGGTTATGCATCTGCTAAAGGTAAATCAGTATGGGCTACGTTAGTAGGTAACAATGTATCTGCTGAAAGTTATTCTAATAGAATTGGATTAGTATATAACAGAGTTGTAAACAGAATGGATGATGAATTAAAAACTTCTATCATTAATCAATACAATGAATACTTTACACAAGCTACTGGTACACCTGTAAGTATGGGTAATGAAAGTATTTTAGCTATAGCCATAGACCCAAATATAAATGAAGATGTATTAGCTGGTAGATTAAACGCATCAGAGATAGGTGCTGTTTACACTGGTGTAACTGGGGATGCATTAGATTTAGGTTCAGTACAAAGACTTACTGGTGCTGGTGTTACTACACAATCTGCTGAAAGTCAGTTTGCTACTGCATCTGCTACAGCTAAAGCATTAGCTAGAATGCAAAGAAGACAACGTAGAGATGTAACTTTAGGTAAAGCTACTGCTGTATTAGAAGCACAATTGTTTGGTGATGAGCTTATATCTGGTCAAATTAAATCAATAGGTGCTCAAGCATTGTCTGCTAGTTCAGTACAAACAGGTGCAGCTAAAACACAAACAGGTGGCGTAATAGGCTTGACAGAAATTTAAAACATAGTACCATATATAGTACTGCGTGGTGAGTTCCGCAGGTTATAAATAGGGTCACAATATACAACAGAAAAATCCAAGGTATTCTGTTAGTTGTTCAAAATCCTTGTCGTAAAATAATTCCCTTTTCAATTTCCAAGCAATTGAATGTATATAGGGTTAGTAATGCTTGAGATAACTAGGAGAGATAAATTATGTCAGAAGAACAAAACCAAGATGATTTTCAGGGAGGAATATCAGAGCTAAGGGCTGAGTTCAAAAAGCTAAAAGCTGAGAACAAAGAACTTAGAAATTCTGCTATGCACTCTGCACTATCATCATTAGGACTAGAAGCAGACAAAGGTATAGGTAAAGCTGTAACTAAGATGTATGACGGTCCAGTTAGTGTTGATGCTATTAAACAATATGCATCTGAAGAATTTGGTTTAGGCGACAGTGAAGTTGCAGCCGAACCACAAACTGAAGAAGAAGCTAGCGTTGTTGATAACACAGTTTCAGCACAACAAAGAGTTCAAAACTTGCAGAACTTAGGAGTGTCTAATAACTCGCAAGATATATTAGATGTCTTTAGTGAAGTCTTGAAACAATCTGACGGAGATATTAGGTCATCTATCAAAGCTAAAATGCAAATGATAGAAGGCATTAAAAGACAAGAACAATAACTATAAGTTAGGAGATAATTAAAATGGCAGCATTAGGTTCAGCCAACCCAATTTACTCTAAGTACATCAACAACTTTGCTGGTGAATTATTTAGAGTAGGTGGTCAAAGAACTCCTTTTACAGCCGCAGTAGGTGGTATGTCAGGTGGAGGTAAAGTATTACAATCCACATTCTGGCAATTCCAAACTGCTGACACAGCAAGCGTTACCTCAGCTCCATCAGTTGGAACTGAAGGTGGACAACCTACAGAATGGCTTGGAAGAGATAGAGTATCATACACAGCCGTTACTCAAATTTTCCAAAAAGGTGTTAAAATGTCATACACAGCTATGGCAGCTTCTAACCACCAAAATGTATTTGACGTTAGTGCAAATGCTTTCAACATATCAGATGGAAACGCAGGAAACACTGCTGGTGACAAACTAGCATTGTTTGGTGGTTCCCCAATTACTGATGAGTTTGCAGAGCAAATGGAACTAGCATTAGACAAACTTGCAAAAGAAGTTGAATGGTTTGCTATCAACGGTGTTTACAACGATGGTACAGCCGCAGACTTTGCAGGTACAAACGATAGACAAATGAGAGGTCTATTAGCACACACTGGATTAACTGGAGGAAACTCTTATGATAATCAATCAGGTGGTGTTGACCAACCTCTACACTGGGATACTATTGCAAACTCATTGAAGGTTTTGTATGATGCAAAAGCAGCAATGAAGCAACCAGTTCTATTGATTAACCCTTCACAATTACTTGCACTTAATAAAGAATTAATTGCACCAACAGTATCAGGGGTTATCACACCTGCTATCTTACCAAGAGATAGAAACGTTGGTGGTGTTGATATTGATACAGTTATCACACCATTTGGAAATATCGGATTAATGGTCGTAGACCCTGATATTCTTCCAGACAATACTTGCTTCATCGCAGATTTAGCATTTATTTCACCAGTGTTTACAAACATTCCTGGTAAGGGTACAGTTTTTGTTCGTGACGTAGACCAAGATGACTATGCACGAGTAGCAAAAGCAATTTATATGGAAATGGGATTTGACTTCGGTCCTCCTCAAAACCATCTAAAGATTACAGGTGTTGAATAAACCCTGTTAAATAATTAATACTTATTGGGGAGTTTCCACCACTCCCCTTTAAGTATGCTATGATAAGGACAATATGATTAGAACAATAGGTAAAGACGCTGTTATTACAGTTGCTACAGATGCTAGTAATTCTGCTGGTGTTAAAACAGACGCTATGTTATTAACAGGAATATTATTTCCTGCAACAATGACAGGAGCAAACGTAACATTTGATTTTTCATTTGATGGAACTAACTGGGTAGATGTAGTAGAAACAGATGGAACAGAAGTTTCATATGTTGTTACTGCAGGAGATGTTGTAAGAGTAGACCCTAGTGGTTGGGCATTTGCTTCATCAGGTTATTTAAGAATTACATCCGATGCAGTAGAAGCAGCAGACAGAACAATATCATTAATATTTAGAACAAGTTAGGAGAGCCAATGAGTAATCTTGGTAATCTTGTAGATAGAACTTATAGAGAGTATTTAGAACCTCTTGATGATTTAAATAGTTATACTTTATTAACTACAGCAATTTCAAATAGCGATACATCTATAGCTTTTAATGGTGACTTATTATCTGTAGAAGAAGAAGATACATTAGATGCAGGAACTGTTATTGAAATAGGCAGAGAACTTATGTTATGTACTGACCTTAATGCAGTTACTAACACAATAACAGTAACTAGAGGTGTAAGAGGAACCACTGCAACAAGCCACAGTATAGGTGATACAATTAAAATAGCTCCTGTATTTCCTAGAGAAAATGTTTTCAATGCAGTTGTAGACCAAATAGAAACTTTGTATCCAACATTATTTGCAGTAGAAACTTTAACTGTTACAAACAAAGAAGGGTATACAATTCTTGGTAGCTATGATACACCTGGTACTTATAACTATTTAGTAGCACCCATTAAAGCTATATCACAATACACTCAATGGGATGGTAATGCAGATAGCACATCAGTACAATGGCGTGGTGTTTCAGTAGAGTTAGTAGACTTACCTAATCCTTATACATACAATGATGAAAATGGAGTAGAAAGAACTATAACTTATAATGCTGGTCCAAATGTTGTACACGCATTACAAACATATGGTATATCTAGTGGATTTCAAGTACACGTAACATTTAAGAAAAAGTTTTTAGACAAAGATAGTTATACATATTCAGGTGATATTGAGAATACAACTCTAACTTCTATAGGATTGCAAACAGAATATGAGCCAATTATTATGGCTGGTGCTGCTGCACAAATGTTAGCTGGTAGAGATATTCCTACTGCAACAACAAGTTATATTACAGACCAAATGGCTGTACAAAACTTTCCTGTTAACTCCGCTTCAAACATTCGTAATAGTTTATTGCAATATAAGCAACAACTTATGCAACAAGCTAGAAAAGATTTAAGAGCTAGATATCCTGAACCAGTAACTATAAACAGTATTGCCTATCCAAGTTCATAATGGTCAGGATAGCTAATACCCTAAGCGTCAGAAATCCTAAAAGATACGGATACGATATAAGAATTAATACAAACTTATATCGTAGTGCTATAGGACCTGGTAGAGAAATGACTATACAATCATCAGATGTTGAAGATGGTCAAATAAATGTTAAACAAAATCCAGAAGATTTTACTTCTAACTTAGGTCGTATATATTCTAGAAATAATTTTAAAGGTGGACAAGGATTAGATACTGCACACAGAGCTAACGGAACTACAAATGACACAACTAGATTTTGGGATAGTAAAGGTATTGATGTATTTCACGGTGATGATGAAGTATCTTATCACATACACTTGTTGCATAGTACAACAGAAAAAACTTCTGCACTTACATTAACTGGTACTAACAATTATTTAGTAAGAACAAAAGATGGAGCTAATGAATACTTGTGGTTAGTAGATAATACTAAAGTTTATACAAGTAGTGACGCTGGAGATAACTGGTCACTATCGTTAACTGCATCTTATGTTATTACAGGAATAGCACCATTTGGTAAACAACTATTTGTTACTGCTGGTTCAGGAACTAACTTAGAGTTACAACATTATGATGGTTCTACTTGGTCTATAGAAAGTTTAGGTTCTACTCTTACAGGTTTTTTAAATGGTGTGTTTATAGAAAAAGGTTATTTATTTATATCAGGAGAAACTTCTGATGGTATTCACTACTTGTGGTGGGCAGACCCAGTTTCTAAAAATTACAATAACCAATTAGTAACAGGTGGTAGTCAAGTAATAGTTTCAGGTGAAACAGATTTATTTACTAGTATGGTAGATGCAGGTTCAGTAATACTTGCTGCTAATGAAAGTGGAAATATATATTCTATTAAAGATGTAGCTGGTACTCCAGAGCTTAAAGGACAAACAGAGATACCATTTGAAGAAGTACATACAATAGCTGCTGCAGAAGGCATAGTATTTTTTGGTACAAAAGAATTTACAAGAAATGTAGGTAGATTATATCGTGCTGATTTAGTAGTAGCTGATGACTTGTATGTACTAGCTAATAGACAATTAGTTAAAGAATGGGTAGTAGATAGTGTAGATACAACACCACATTCTATGTTTGTATCTAGAGATAGTGTTTATGTAGGAATAGAAGAAGATGGAAGTAAGTCTTATTTGTGGAGATATTACTTACCTACTGGAGGTTTAGCTAGAGATTTAGAATTTGATGCTGGTGGATTTGTATACGGTGTAACACAAAGCAGTGGTAAATTTGTAGCTTCAGTTTCAGGTGCAGGTGTTTATAAAGAAACAGATAACTATGTAAGTACAGGTTACTTAATAATGTCTGCAGCAGATTTTTATACAGCAGAGCATAAACAGTTTATTGGTGCAGAGATTAGCACTTTAACTCTGCCTGGTGGAACAAGTGTAGATTTAAGATACTCTACTAAGTTTGAAGCACTAGATGACCCTAATGATAGTTCTTATACTAGAGCTTTACTACAAGCATCTGGTTATGGTGATGAAGAAAAACAGATACAGGAAGTATCTAGGTACATAGTAGGTAAAGTTATTCTTAATAGTAATGAAACTAATACATCTACACCACAAGTTAAATCAATACAGTTTCGTGCATTGGCTAGACCTGAGCTAGTAGTAGCACAAATACCAATAAATATTTCAGATAGAGTTGAAAGACCTAACAGAAAACCTATAAAGGTTAAAGGTTTAGGTGATACTTTATACTCATCATTAAGAAATCTAGAAGGTAGTTCAGTAACTTTAGAAATATATTCTCCTTCAGAAGTTATTAAAGGTGTTGTAGAAAGAATAAGTTATCCAATACAATCTAACCCTGAAAGAGGAAGTGTGTTACAATATGCTATAATAACTGTCAGAGGAACAAGACAACCAGTGATTAGTGATATAACATCTATACACACTCCTGGTATTGCAGCCTTTGGTATAATGAGATACGGAGCATAATGGCAGATAGAGCTACACAAATAGTAAATTTTTATGAAAGCACACTAGCTTCTAGTTTGATTGGTGCTAGTGGAGTAGGAACAACATTATCACAAGCACCTTCTGCTGGTGGTGTTAGTACAATTAGTGCAACATTAGCAGATGAAGATACTTGGTATTATCTTGTAGTTGACCCTGATACATCAGGTTCAAGAGAAGTTATAGTTATTAAAGAAAGTTCAGGAACTACAGTTACTAATGTAGGTAGAGATGTTGAAGGAAGATATGCAGCTTCAAGTTTACCTGAGCATACATCAGGTACTACAGTTAGAATGGCTGTATTAGCTGAGCATATAGATGACCAAAATGATAGAGTAGCTACAAATATTACATCATTAACAACAGCTATATCAGATTTTAATACAGATGGTGCTGCAGCTATAGCAGCTATTAATGCATCATCAGCAGATGCAATGATGGAAAATGCTACTGATGGTACTTCAATTACAGTAGATAACGAAAATGATTATATTTTAGTTTACGATAATGACACTACTACAGCTAAACAAGTTAATTTAAGTCAGCTTAATTTAGGTGCAAGTGTAGGTTTAGTTTTAGCATTGGGAGGATAATATGAGTATGCTTCTTATGCTTAAAGAAGGTGGAAGTCTAGGAATAGACACTATTGGTAATAAACCTATTGATGAAGATATAGATTTGTTACCTGATGCTGGTGGTGGAACTCTTAGTTATGCACTAAGAATAAGTTACGAAGGTCTTTCAGTAACAAGCGTGACACAGACAAGTGTCCGTGCTATAGTGATGGGAGATAATTAATTAATTAATTGGAGATAAAATGGCAGAAACATTTGTAAACAAAACTGTAGCTTTAGGAGATACTGCTGATGTATCAGTATATAGTCCTGCTGCTTCAACAACAGCTATTGTTATACATTGTCAAGTTGCTAATGTAGATGGAACAAACTCTGCAGAATTAAGTATGGATTTGTATGATACTTCAGCTACAACAGCAGCAGCAGTTGTTTCAACTCTTGCAGTACCTGCTGATACAGCAATTAATCCTATTGGAGGAAAACTTGTATTAGAAGCTACTGATGAATTAAGAGCTTGGGCTTCAGCTACTGGCGATTTAGAATTAACACTTGGCATATTAGAAATTACATAGGAGATTACACATGGGTAAGTTTTCTTACATAGGTACAGAACCTACACAATTAGTAGGTGATAGTGCAGGTGTATTTAGTTTACAAGAACATGCACAACAAGTTGCAGACAACAAATTAGTTTTACAAGGTGGCTTTATTCCTGTAACTTATTATATTTCTGCAGGTGGTGGTGGTGCTGCAGGTGGAGGAATGGTTCATGGCGTTGGCTATCACACTGGTGGTATGGGTGGTGCAGGTGGACTTATTACTGCAACAGATACAACAAGTTTTAAATTAGATACTAACTACGCAATTACTATTGGTGCAGGTGGTGCAGGTTCTAGTCCTGCTGCTGCAGGATATGGTTTTGGTACAAGTAATGGTACTAATGGTAGTGATACTACTTGTGCTTACGAAGGTGGCACATATACTGCTGTCGGTGGTGGCGGTGGTGGTGGTTTTGCAAACTGGTACGCTGCAGGAAGTGGTTCAGCAGGTGGTTCAGGTGGAGGTGGTGGACCTAGTGCTAACTATGCAGGTGCAGGTGGTGCAGGAACTGTAGGTCAAGGTAATGATGGTGGTGATGGAGTTGCAAATACAGCACATTCACATGGTGGAGGTGGAGGAGGTTACTCTGCTGAAGGAGATTTAGGTAATGCCTCTGCAGGAACTTTTGATACTAGATTTGATGGTGGTACTGGTTCAAGAAATGGTGGTACTGGATTTCCTGATTATGGTGGCATATTTATAGAAGAACACACAAGTCGTGGAACTAATGGTATGATGACTAATTCAGGTGGTATGCCTGTAAGTAAAGCAGGTCATGTTAACACAGGTATTGGTGGAGGTGGTGGTACGCAATCAGGTGGTGCAGGTGGTGCAGGAGGTAAAGGATTTGTTTTATTTATTTATTCTAAAGCTCTAACAATGACAGTTGGTGGTTCATTAGCATCTACAACAACTACTGTTGGAAATAATAAAAGAACCATTATTACAGATGGTACTGATAATGTTAGTTGGTCAATAGCATAATGGCACATTACGCTTTACTTGATGAAAACAATGTAGTCACATCAGTTATTGGTGGAGTAGATGATGACAAAGAAACAGAATATGCAGAAAAATTTGGTTGCACTGTAAAAAGAACTTCCTATAACACAGTAAATGGTATTCATTTATTAGGTGGAACACCATTTAGATTTACCTATGCAGGTAAAGGTATGACTTATGATGCAACAAATGATGTATTTATACCTGAAGGTAAAACATGGAATGCTGATGAAGGTATGCCTATGAAACCAAAACCTACAGATAAAGATGGTCAGTCTTGTGAATCATGGGTTAGAGATACATCAATTAACGAGTGGAAAGCTCCTTTAGATGTACCTGCTGATGCCGAAACTACTCATTATGAATGGGATGAAAGTGCATATCAAGCAGATAATACAACAGGTTGGGTAGTAACTACACCTGAGTAGATTTATAAAATAAGGTGGAAATGATATTTAATATTCAAAATAAAACAAAAGTAAAATATATAATTCATCCTTCTAATATTCCTTTAGGTGTATTTCCTGAAATACAAAAATATCCTGAAGTTATAAAAAAAACTGGTTGTCCTGCTGTTCATAGTATTGATGGAAAACTATGGTATGTAAATTCTTATCTAGATATGGAGATAGAATTTGGATTTAACAGTGATGGTAATAGTTATTTTAAATACGAATATAACAAAAAAATACATCCTAATGTAAATGCTGTTCATGACATGATTAAACAAAATATATTTTTAAATACAGCAACAAACTCAAAAAAAAATTATTTAGATTTACAAGTTGGAACTCCTTATGCTTTTGTTACAGATGACAAAGAGTTAGAAGTAAATACTCTCCCTGTAAATATACAATATGAAAATTGTTTTTATGTACCAGGAGGTTTAAAACCTGCAAATTGGATTAGAACATTAAACAGTGCGTATTTATTAGATGATTTTTCTAAACCTGCAAAAATTAAATTAAGTATTGATAAACCAATTTTAAGTTTTCATTTTAATAAACCTATAGATTTAGAGTACACAGAGTACACAGAAGATATAAAAGATTATCATCAAATGTCTAATAGAATTGTAAATTATCGTAGAAAACTAGAAAAGAGTGTAATAAAAACCATTATTAAAAAGCGAAAAAATAAATTATTGTGATTGAAATTAAATGGACAAGTTTAGAAAAAACTTTAATGGACATACCTGATTTACATCCACAACCTGCTAAAAATTATATACCTGACTGGTACAAAAAAACACCAGTAACTAACAACAAAAAATTAAAATTAGAAAATAATAATGATTATAAAAAACTTTTACCTCTTGGTAGAACTGTTAAAACTTGTCCTAGTTTTCATGATGTGTTTGAAGATGGAATAGTTTTACTATCACCATGCGATATATTTTTATCGTATAAAGAAGGCTTTTATGAAATTAAAATATCTGTTAACTCTCAACACATTACTAGCGATTTTCATGGTCCTGAACAATTTTTAGACCATTATCACGATAAAGATATCAAAGCAGTTTTTAAAATAAACATGCCATACTTATTCCAAGCACCTAAAGGATATAGCATAAGGCAAATACCTTACATGTATGCTGACCACACAGATTGGTATGTTCCTTATGGAATTTTAGACAGTGATAATTATCACGAAGTAAATCCACAAATACTTTATACATCTGAAAAAGATGAAATATTAATTAAAAGAGGTGAACCATTGTGTTATTTGGTACCTTTTAAAAGAGAAAAAGTAAAACTTACAGCACTAACAAAATTTAAAAGTGCAGATAAATTAATGAGAAAACATTTTGCTGTACAGTTTAACAACGCTACAACATTTAGAAGTAGATATCATAGGCGAGGTAAATAAAACATGTTATAATCCTGCTTATGGATTTTATAATTGGTTTTTTACTAGGTATTTTTTTAAAAGAAATTAGTTCTTATATTAAAAGATTAAGTCAATGGGATTGGGATAATCGTAAATCTTGGGATAAAGAATGGGATTGGATGACACCTATCCAGGAAGATGACCTACCATAATGTCTGAATCAAATGGTAATGGGTTTACCACTAAGCAATATTTAGAACTCATTAAAGAAGGACAGGCAGAATTGAAAACAGAATTAAAAAATATTAATCAACGCATTGATGTATTACACGAAAAGGTCAATGCAAAAATAGACAAGTCAGAATTTTATAAAACACTTTTACTAATAGCAACAGTAGTTTCGTTAGTTGGTGTATTCACATTAGGAAGTTAAATGTCCACATTAAAGATAGACACAAAGACACTAGCACCAATAGTTATAACAGCTTTGCTTAGTGCATTTGGTTGGGTATTCAACTCCATAGAAGAAATTAAATCACATCAGAACGCTTGTGATGCTATGGTATTAGAAATGAATAGTGAATTAGATATGTTAGAAAGTAACTTTACTGAATTACTATTTAAATTAAATGGCTAGAATATAAATATGTGTAAAGTAAAAGTAAAAGAAGATGGTTCATTTGTGCAGATATGTAACTGCAAGAATGGAAGTAGTAACTGTGAAAATAATAAGTAGAGATAGTTGGGGAGCTAAACCTAACAAGACAAAGTTTAGTAAACTAGGAGAAGTAAAAGGTTTAGTGGTGCATTGGTCTGCATATCCTGTAGCTATAGGTAACCAAGCAGAGATGGACCAATGTAAACAAATACAAAGATTACATCAAGAAGATAGAGGTTGGAATGATGTAGCATATAATTTTTTAGTAGGAGATACAGGTCAGATTTATGAAGGCAGAGGTTTTGGAAACAGAAGTGCAGCACAAGGTGGTAATAGTAGGCAAGAAATTAATTACAACAACAAGCATTATATTGCTGTGTGTTGGCTTGGTGGCTCCAACCCTACCGACAAACCTTCTGCTGAAGCTCTTGCCTCCATTAAAGGATTAGCTGAAATAGTTGGTGGAGAACTTAAAGCTCATTCAGATTTTAAGCAAACTGATTGTCCAGGAGATGCAACTAGACAATGGATTATAGAAAAAAATGCTACACCTAATAGCACAATCAGTAATGAAAGTCCACCTGATGCATATGTTCCTTTAAAATATGAAAAGAAATTAGATATAATTATTGCTAAACTAGAGAACATTGAAAATAAATTAAAGTTAGGAAGACTAATAAAATGAGTGAAGAATATAAAGACTTAATTGAAAGATGTTTATGGACATTTGTAGAAACATTTGCTTCTACATTAGTAATCACACCAGCATTAGGTGTTGATATTAGTACATTAGAAGTTGCTGCTTTAGCTGGTGGTGCTGCAGTACTATCAGTATTAAAATCTTTTGCTAAGAATAAAGTATCGCCTACTCCAAAGAAAGCAAGTAAGTAGTTTCAATAGCAAAGCCGAGGGTGTTATCCTTTCTACCTCGGCTCTTGCTTATATACGGTTATTAATGTTCACCATAGTAATCTGATACTTCCCATTGTTTCTGACAAGTATGACAAGCTACTAGGTCTTCATCTTTATCACCATTACGCCACCCTGTTGATAGCTTATTGCCACATCTTTTACACATTAGAAAGGTGCCTCGCCTTCCTTAACATCATCTAATGATTTAGCTTTAGGCATAAATATACCATTCTGTACACCTGCATAGTCATTCCAAGACTTAGGAGTAATTTTATTATCTACCCACCAAGACTTAGAAAATACTTTACCATCTACAGTATCTCCTGCTGTACACTTAGAAGCCATAATGCATCTAAAGTCTGGTGACTTATCTGATTTCTTTTCAGCTACAGGTACATACTTAACTGCACCACCACAAGGACACCATAACCCTATATCATCTATAGCTAACTCACCTGTTGGATGGTTCCTATCTTTAACGCTATACCCTGCATCAGTAAGTTCCTTTATAGGACCTTTAACTAAAGATGGAGTAGTAGATGAGGCGGCTACTACTCCTTCTTTAGGCGTTGCTTGCGGTGCTTTAATATTGGTTTCACCTTTCGTGCTTGAGCCACTTGACTTCTTCATTTCTTCTTTACTAGGTCTAGCTTTATCAGTTCCTTGATACTTCCAGTTAGCTAATGCTCTACCTATAGCAGATGTTTCACAATTTTCTAACCAAGCCTCGTTATTAGCAAAGCCACCTTGACCTTTGTATTCTTGTGCATACCCTGTTGCTACGGCTTTCTCATCATCAAAGTCTTTATATATTAAAGCTTTAACAATTACCATAGTTCCCTCATCATTAATCTTTGCAACGTGAGTTTCAATCCTACCATTAGGATTATCAGACCAAAACTTTTTTAGCCTGTCTTCTACTGTTTCGTAGTTATCTAAATTAAACGCCATTAACGCCTCCTTCTTGTATCTTATATACTAGCTTCGTTAGTATTTAATGTGAACATTTTCTCTTTATATCTCCTGCACATAGGGTTAACACATTTAAGAAAACCCTTGTGTGCATATAAAGGACTACCACAACTCATACATATGTGTGACATATTACTCCTCTAGGTTTACTAAATACTCAGCAGTAACCCCCTTGTTAGGTTTTACAAATAGACAGTGCTGTGATGGTCTACCCATACTAGCTAACTGTTCTAGTGCATAACCATTGTGGCTCTCAGTGCTACCATTAACCCACACTCTTGTATCATTTATGTACAAGTTTGTTGGTGTGTGGTAGTGACCACATACTGCGTGAGTAAAGTCTTCCATTAAGTTATTAGCTGCAAGAGATTTCCAACCTAAGATTTTTTTATTGTATCCATAGAAAGGTAATCCCATACTGCCTCTAATGTTATCTCCGTGAAAGCAAAGAAACTTTGCTTTCTTGCCTAAGTCTGCTACTAGGTACCAAGTCTTGTCAGGTACTATAAACTTAATTCGCTTTTCATTAGCAAACATAGTCTCTAATATTTTTCCTAACATACGGTCAGCATTACTCTCAGGGTTGTAGTCTCTTCTTGACCTACCCCCTAAAGCACCGTGATTACCTATTACCCAATAGACTTCTACTTCTTCAAAGTCCGTTAGTAATGTACTAAAGAATTTATAAAGTATTCGTGGACCATCAACAGTAACTTGCTTATATAAGGAACTGTCAATTTCGTGGGCTTGTCCTGGGAATATGAGTTCACCCTCCACGATATCGCCAAGACAAAGAACTGCACACTTCTTAATAGTATGGCTTGCTCTCTGTATGCGTGCTAATTTAATTATCTTTTCTGCATATCTAACAACTCTTTCTTCAGCTATTTCGCTGTTGTAAGTAGGTGTTCTCTTTGCGAGCTGTATATCACTAAGTAAGGGAACACATATTTCTTCTCCTTTTCCCTTTGTTTTAGGTGGTGCTTTAACTTTCGGTATGTCAAGCATTGAGATACCATCTCTTGCACCTGTATATACTGCTTCAACTAAGTCAGCTTTCTTATCCTTTAACTTATCAATCTGCTTTAACAAGCGTTGATTAGTATGCTTAAGGTCTTTTATCTGTTCGCTTTCTGCTTCAGCTAAAAGTTTTGCTAGTTCTTTATTCATTATGCAAACCTTGTAACCAGACTGAAACTCTACTTCTAGAGACTTCAAAACCAAACTCATCGTTTAGTATTCTGACTATGTTACTAGGTATAGGTCGCTTACCTTCTGCAACCATATCTTTTATTCCTTTAATAAAGGGTTCGGCTTCTTTAGGTATTCTATCATACCAAGCAGCAACTCCACCTCTATTCTGTATTAGTGCTTTCTCAAGCAATTTGTTTATATCTATGTTTGTACTCATATTCATATGCTAGCACACAATTATGCTTATGCATATGCATATAAGAAAAAAAATAAAATGCTTATGCATATGCATAATAAATAAAAAAAAGGAAGTCGGTGGTAGGGTAACGAAAGGACAAACCCCTACCACCTTTAAAATAAATATCCTATAGCCTAAGCAGGAAACGGAGATTGACTACTTAGGCTACGAGATACTTACTTAGTACCTAATTGTTTTGATAATTTCTTTACTTGTTCTACTACACGAATAGGTATTATGTTATGTCTTCTCATAAACCTAGCAATCTCATCTCTCTTTTCTTTGCTTAGATTTATTGCAGTACCACTTTCATTTACACCTACTACTTGTTGGTCGCTTACCCATATACGAGGTTCTGGTTGTTGTGCTAGCCACTTTAGACCATCTAAATCTACTGAGTTAGCACCATACTCTTCTAGGTCTCGTATAGCGTGAGTATCAATACGACCATCTTTAGCTATAATCTTTATCATACCATCGTAGCCATCTATCTTACTGTTGTATCCTACATAGCCAGCTATGTTAGATGCAGGTAGATAGTCAATAATTTCTCGTATGTCTTCCTCATATAAAGACATAGAACCACTACAGTCTATCATCATTGAGCCACCTGCTACTGTAGTCTTATTTGCAAAGACTTTCTTGTCAGTAGTCATACGATGCATATGTTTAGGAACAACACCTCTATCACTATTACGCTTAGCAATTTCTCTAACTGCTTTGTGTATAGTATTAGTAGGTGTGAATTTGTGTATCTTTGCTACTCCGTGCATACCACTAGTGTCGCCACCCCAGTAATTAATGAAGTGTCTTTCATATTGTTGCTCACTATCATCAATGATTTGCTTAGCAAGTTCCTCACTAATTCCTTCTGGTAATGTAATACCATCAGCTTCCTCAGCAATACTATCCATTTCTTCTAGTTGTGCTAGGTATTCCTCGCCATCTAGTCTGATAGTACCTTCAGAAGTAAGCATCTTTGTTAATCGCATACTACTTCTTACTGCTTCAAATGGATTAGAAAGCATTTTTACTAGCTTATTAACTCTTCTCCTTATAGAAGAATTACTTATTTTCCTATGTTGCCATAGGTGTTCATCTCTATCGTAATACATAGAACCACGAAAACTTGTCCAATAAATGTAAGACTGTGCTTCGTGAATACCATAGAACAATGAGTTCAGTATGTTATATACTCTAGAACAATCTTGGTCTATTATCATAGTAGGTACCCTACTACCTACAGGGTATCTCATTTCTAGTATTGACTTAATGTATGACTTAGCATCTTCGTAGTCTATAAGTCTAGGTTGTCCTGCAAAAGCAGTTTTCTTAACATAATACTTATATACTTCTAGTATGTTATCATCAGCAAGTATTTTCTTGATTACCTCTTTGGCTATCAAGTCTGCTTGTTCTTGCCTCATCATACCCAATGTGTTGTACATAAGAGACATAAACTTTCTTTCGTTTTTAGTTAGTTCTCTTACTCCTTCTACATCAGTTAAGTATTTGTCATACTCCCAATAGTTGCTATAACCCAATGACCTTGCTATCTTATTAGCTCTTCTCTTAGCACTTTCTCTATGGTACTTGTTAGCAAATAAGAATTGTGCTATGTGCAATATGTCTAGTTCCTTAGTACGAAACTTCATATCTCTAAACAACTTCATCTTTGTTATTGCAGTATTAAGCAATACTTGTTCGTTGTATTCATTAGCACACTGATAATAAGGAAGTATCAATTCGTTTCTGCTAGTAGGTACTAAGCTAGTGCCTCTACGAACTCTAAACTTTCTAACCTTATCACCACGCAAAGAAAGATTTACTAATGTAGGTGGAACATACCACCTACATTTGTAGCACTCTTTCTAAATAAGTTATTCATCACTATCGGTTAGTGCATCAATAATATCAGCACAGTTATCAGTGAATACTACACTAGCAGCAGTAGATAACTCACAACCTTTGTCTAGTAATTCTGCAAATGCAGACCACTTACGAACTGAGAAGTTACCTTCGTTATAGTCCTGATATACTGACTGTAACTTTTTAGGCAGACTTTCCAACGCAGATGGATGTACTTCGTTAATGGCTAGATTAACTGGGAACCTATCTCTAAGTGCATCAGGTAAGTCAGCAGGAACTCCGTTCATAGTTGCTACGACTTGGAACCCTTCCTTAGGTCTAACAGTTTCCTTATCCTTGTTTGGAAGTGTGAATTTCGCAAACTTAGGGTCATCTAGTAAAGCGTGTAAGAAAGTCATAACATCTACACCAGCGTGGTCTATCTCGTTAATAACTAGTCTTGCACCTTCTTTCCAAGCACGAACACCTACGCCATCAAGCCACTCAAAGCCACCATTGTCAGTTGCTACATAGTGACCCATAAGTTCTGCTGCCGTACTGTCGTGTGTAAGTGTAATGTTATACACTTCTTGATTTTCTTTTAGTCCAAGAGTATTTGCTTGAAAGGTTTTACCTGTACCAGGTATGCCAAACAACAATATTCTTGGTGTATAAGGAATTACTTCTGCAAGTAATTTCCAAATGTGTCCTTCTTTCATATTATTCTTCCTCTCTATTATCAGCTAACATCTTTTCTACATCTTGTATAAAGTTTGTAGTTAGCTCTTCTGCTTGTACATTGTTCCATACTTCCATAACATCATCAGTTATGTTTTGTACTGCAGGTACTTCTGGTAGCATATCAAATGCTTCCTTTGGTATATCTACAATAACTGTATGGGTACCTTCATTGTCTTTCATCAGCACCACTTCCCATATGGTACGATAGTGCATATCTGTAGGCACACCTTCCTTATGGTAATGAGGCATTGACATCTTTAGAAATATAGGAAACCTAGCGTCAATGCAATCTAGTTCTCCCATAGGGTTAGCAGCAAATACCCACTCTGCTAACTGTCTATTGTATTCGTTCTTAATAGCAAGTGTATTAAGATACTCAAGAATAGACTTAGTAATTGCTATGTGTTGTGAAACACGCACAGTATCCTTAGCCATTATTCCTCCTCACTTTCTGCGTTCTCGCTTACTTCTTTCAAGAACTTTTCTATATCCTTATCAGTTACTTTGCTTTTAATACCTTCAAGTACTTCTTCTTTACTGATAGTGTCGCTTGTATATCCACCACTTACTATTGCACTAACAGTTCTAATATCACCTATGGTTATTAGCTCTGGTTCTTCGTGTATAGTAGTTACTTGTTTGTACATCTTTCCAAATGCTTTCTCATTTTCTAGTATCATTTCTAGTACTAGTTGTACGACATACGAAGCTAACATAAAGTCTGATGGTTCCTTATCGTTAGGAAACTCAGCTTTAAATAGTTGCTTGCTTTGCATAAGCACCTCACTATGTTCGCCTTCAGACATTTCTGCTATCATATTAGATGCGAATAGCATAACCCCAGTAGCAAAGTCTTTCATACGATTTTGCCATAGGTGTTTCTCTACCCACTTCATAGTTTCTATAACATCACTAGATGCAATATGATACTTGCCGTTCCTTCTACTAGGTTTAGTATTACCATCTTCATCTACTTCAGCAGGATAGAACATTCCTATACCTTGCATTTCTAATTGAGTTAGTGCAGTAAGTTTAGAAAAATCTTTTAGTCCTAATCTTTCTGCGTTCTCTATCTTCTCTGTCATTTGTTCAGCAAATTCGTTATACTTATCTTCACTAGGCATCTCGAATTTATCACTCATTTTTTATCCTCTCTACTACAACCACACTCGCAGTTGTAGGTTTGGTCTTGTTCAGTAGCCCACTTACCCTTAAAGTCTGTTAAGCACTCTTCACATAAGGCTCTACTGTTATTCCATATTATTACTGACAAAGGTTTCCCTTCCTCATCTTGTACTGGTATCTGTTTATTACAGAAATCACATATCCATAGGTCATTAGTTATACCTGTGTCTAGTAATGTATCTATAAAGAAGACACCATCTGCTTTACTTTGTTGTTCTCTAAATTTTATAGAGGCGAGAACACTTATCTCTCTATGCTTTATAGGGTTTTCTACTACAACCCAATCGTTAGGTTCTATATACTCTTCTTCACTCATCTTTCTTCTCCTCGTTTAATAGTTCTGCAACCTTATCAAAGTCAATAGCAATTATTTCCTTATCACAACGATTGCACCACACTTGCATACCATATCTAGTCCAACCTGCTTGTTGGCTACTCCACTCAGCAGGGGATACACCCTTTGGTACTTGTGGTAAGCAAGTAGCACAATGAAAATACGATACTATATCACACTCTTTTTTTGTATCAGGCATCTTCTATCACTACTACTTTCTTAACTGTATTCTTTCCTTCGCCATACGCTTTCATATGAAGTTGTGCCTCACGATAGGTATATCCTCTGCGTAAGCACTCCCATAGTTGCTGTATGATTTCTACTTCTTCCATTACTCACTCTCCTCTATAGCATTCCACCTACTTGTTACAAAGAAAGTAGGCTTATGGTCAAGCAATTCTTTTGCAGTAGCATCAGTACTATCATCTAGCATTGATACCATATTGTCTATGCAAGCTACTGCATCTTCCTTATCTACTTCACTAGTGAAAGTGAAGTCTATTGTAAGTACATTAGTGTCCTCGTTACTTGTACTTATCATCTCGTATGGTTCTTTCATACAATATTCTCCAATCTTCTTTTACTATTCTCTTTCTTTATAGTTTGATAGCCACACTCAAAGCACTGCACAATAATATGCACACTACTCTTAACATTGCTATGTATTGCTAGCTTGGTATAAGTACCTTGCCTACAATTATCACATACCATATCTATCCTTTCATTAGCAAAGCCGTAGTTTCGGTGGTACATACAACAGGGGAAAGTATTTACTCCTACTACTACGGCTTCACTACACGTATAAGTGTCATTTTACTAACACTTGCTATATCCTCATATAGCTCGTAGTACATACATTGGCTCATAGAGTTACTGTCTTTTACTTACTGCAGTAAGCGTATGTACTACAAGCTACCTACTTATATAGCTTGTAACACACGATAGAGGTCATTATATTTATGGTACCCGACATTATCTATGTGCTACAAGCTACATACCAATGTAGCGTAGTACTCACACTGCTGATAACATTTACACATACTACTTTAGAACACAGCATAGGTGTATGAGTACTACGCTACCTACTGCGACTAGGTAGTGCAATAAGTGAAAGGCACCTAGTCAGGAATTATGAATTGCAGTAGATAGCGAGCTATATATTATTTACAAAACTCGCAACCCTGTAAGTCTGGTGCAATATTAATACCACAGCTTTTACAAAAGTTATCTATAGTTTCTAATACACTAGCTTTCGCTATAGTATTATTAACCATATCATCTTGTCTTATAACGCTTTCGTTAGCACGAATTTCTGCTAATAGTTTTAAGCCTTCTTCTATAGCAAGTCTTTCTTCTATACTGGTACGCTTTACAGGGGCTTCTAACTCCCTGCAATCGTAGCATATATAGCCACGCACTAAGTTCTTGCTACAGTACTTGCATACTGAAGTCTTATCTTTAGCGTTATGAACTGGTTGTATATACTCGCGTACTCCATTTAGATTAGGAACTCGTGTATCTACAATAGTTTTATCCTCATCGTTATATACTCTTTTGGTTCTAGGAACACTAGAGTTTCTGTATTTCTTTGCCATATATAGTCACCTGCCTTTCATAGTCTAAATATATAAGCTAAAAGAAAAGTCAAAACTTTGACTTGAGAAAAATTTAACACAACTCAGTAATATTACTTCAGTATATAGCAGGTGGATTTGACAACCCCAATGCATAACTCCAGTAGACGCGCCAAGGATATATATTTAAATATATATCAAGAAAAAAAAATAAAAAAAATTTTTAATTCAAGTGTAGAGAAATATGAATAGTGAGAGTATATAGAGTGACTAGATAGGAACAGATTATGGTGTATATGACTAACTAGACATAGGAAACAAATATAAAAAAAAAGTAGTAGCCGACAATTAAGCCGACTACTACTAATAACATTAGGACATATAGTCCTGAACACTACCTTTGAACCTAGCGTTCATAAAGGCTTTACATTCTTGTAAAGTAGGCACTTCTTCGAACCTATCGGATATCGCGTTAGTACCTATCTCTTCCATAAAAGCAGATGACATTGTGCCTGCTTTATTAGGCTTGAAAGCCTTTCGTGAAAGAACTTTGGGATATGCTCTAAACAATTCTTGCAATTGAATAACTGCCTCATATTGTTTTAGTATCCCTAAGTTCTTGAATTTTCCCTCATTAGTTTGAGTCGCTATCATATAGCGTGTTTTACCCTCACTTTCGGGGGAAAATTCAAAAGAGGAAGTACCTCTAAGTTTAACTAAGACATAAGGCTTAGGTAACCATTTTCTAGAAGATTTATATACATTACATATATTGTCTTCCTCTTTTGTGTAGAACCTATGAATAGGTTTTTTTGTAGCCATAATTAATCACTTATCCTTTCATATCGATATATATAGCTAATGACCAACATACTACGATAAGTCAAGTTAAACCGCCTATTAGAAGTACTTTCCTTACTGGATGCTTAGGCGTACATTGAGAGTGCGTGTAGTACTTCTATAGGAATTTAACTTTACTATTGTAGTAAAAGGTTATTTGCTACTGCAAATGTTCTTGTTGGGGGTCATTAACTATATATATAACCCACAATAGAAAGATGATAATAAAATAAGGAAAAGCAAAACACACTATAAAGAAGCGGTGGTGGTTGGGTTGTGGCTTCGTAAGTAATGAGTGTGTTTTGTGTATGACTATATTTTATATTAGCTTTCGGTTAGGTAGGGGGATTATGTATGGTGTTTAACAAAGGGTATCGTTTCTAAGGAAAGGTAGGACAAATTAAGTAACTATATAGTATTGTCGTGTAAGTATTACATATAAGTTAGTAGATAGTACCCTATCGTACTTGCACTGTGCGTGAGGTACGCTTGTGTATGTAGAGGGGGGATTTAACCTAGCCTCCCCTATATATCATTACGTAAGTAGAGAAAAGATTGCTGGTAATTTTGTGAGGAAGGAAAGTGGTGTAGGTTTGTTTACAGGCATTGTGAACAATCAAGAAGGTATAGATTGATAATCTACACCACCGTTCCTATTGTCCTATATTAGCACACTATTGCTAGTAAAGAGAGAGAAAAAAAGAACTTTTTTCTATAGTACGCTTGCAGTGTGTAGTGCGTACAGCGAACCCTGTGTCACTCCCTCCCAACCAAGTGTTTAAGTTTAGTGAACATTGTGTTTGCTTTTCCTTAAAAATTAAATATGTGAAGTAATAGCCTTTAACGCTAGTTACCACCGTGTAGCTAATCGGCTTTATCCTTCTAAGTATGTTCTTTGAAACCATTCCTTATGAGCTACTGATTTCAAATGCCTATGTATAAAACTATACTACTATTATAATTTTAAGCAAGTTAAAGGAGGATAGATGTTTGATTTTAAAGAGCAACTAGCAATAGGAGAAAAAGGAGAAAGATTAGTTAAGTTATTTTATGAACGACAGACTGATGACGGCTCCACTAAGTTTATAGTAAGAAAGACACGAAGAGAGGAACAATTAAAGGGTGCTGACCTATTCATAATCAATAATGAACTAGGTATGAAGTATGTAGAAGTTAAAACTGACACACAAACTAAAGATACAGGTAATGTAGCTCTAGAGATACAGATAATACAGGATGACGGCACAATGCAGACAGGTTGCCAATTCAAAACCTTTACTGACTATATGTTTTACTGGGCTTACCCAACTAATCAGCTTTATTACTGGAACCCTGAACAGCTAATACCCTTTATTGTTGACTGGTTAAGGGAAGATAAATACAGGATTATAGAGGCTGAAAATAAAAATTTTTTTTCACGCAACTTAATCGTGCCTGTGGATGACTTGCTCGCGACTGGCGTAGT